CCATGTTGAATGTAGAGCAATTTGAATACTAGGATCTAAGTGCCGCCAGTCTTTCTCAAACTCTGGTATTGGACATTCGGGTAGTTCACGCAAAGGTGCACCAACTTTAACAGGACATTTGGTTAGGTATTCACTGAAGTAAAAGTCCTTGTCTGCTTTATCATCCCAGATAACTTCTCGAATGCCAGTTTCACCTGCTAGTAAATTTTTCCAAGTTTCGTGTAAACCTACACCTAGACTGTTGACTATTCCTATTCCTGTTATACTTAAAGGTTGCATATTCTGTTTATTTCTTCTTCTGTTAGTTCAGGTGTAAATCTATGACACAATAAAATACGTTGGTTATCATGACCGCTAACTGGTCTGTGGGGTATAGTTACATTTACTATAACCGGTGAGTCCATTTCAGCACGATCAATTTCTTGAGCGTTGTCTTCTAAAAACCAAAGCCCTGATGCTAATGCTGGGTCATATAGTTGTCTAGAATGTTTTCTATCAGGATTTTCCAATGGTAAATTATCCATATCAATATTAGCATCATACCAGCATGTCCAGGTATTTTCACAATTTTGAAAAGGCATATTTAAACTTACTCTTCTCTCATCAGTGAGTGTGCTATCAACATGTATTCTCATAGGATATTTCTCTTTGTGTATAACACTAAATGCTGACGCAGTCCATTTATCTAAAATACCTTTTTTATCAAACCAGGCAACCAAGGTTGGAACCATTGATTCAATTTCTGATCTAGGCATTACAGAAAAATCCCACCAATTAACATCAACAGCAGAAAGATCATGATCACAAAATTTATGCCATTGTAATTCTTTAACTTTTACAAACTCTTGTTGAATCTGATCTAGGTTATCTATATTAAATTTAGTATAACGCCAATCAGTAGACCAAGGGGTGTATTTAATCATATTAATATTTATCAACCGGTATCTAGGTGAATAAATAAAAGCCATGTTTAGTATAACTACCTTTATTATAGACTTTATTGTAGTATGGCACATTACAGCGACTATACAAAGTATCTACTTACATCGATCAATTGGACACAATTATATTGAATACTCCTCATCTATAGAACACTTCTTTAGATTTTGGTTATGGATGATTATTGGGTTTAATTGGCCTGGATGGAACAAACATTGGGCCGCACATCATCGCAAACATCATAGATATGCTGATCAACCAGATGATCCACATAGTCCACATCATCAGACTTTTCGAGAATTAGCAAGACCTAATCCGCAACGGCACGGAGTAACATCAGACGATTATGAATTTTATGCCAGCGAAATAGAACCAAAAAATGATTTAGCAGAAAAGTTTTATAACACTAATCATTATTTAGGTGTAGTTATTCATATGATTTTACAATATATATTGTTTGGCTGGACAGGACTAACAGTAGCAATAATTTATACTATATTCGCTGATATATTTGTAACATTTGTAGGTAAGTGGGCCATTCATAAAATTGGCTTTAACTATGCCCAGACATCTAAAACAGATCAAAGTAAAATATTCTTTCCAATAACTTTTTTCTTAGGTGGTGAAGAACTACACACTAATCATCACAATAATACTGCTAGAAAAAATTTTGCTATTCGTTGGTTTGAATTTGATATTGGATATTGGTATTGTCAAATTCTAGTTAAATTAAAACTAGCACGTTGGTTATAAACTGTCCAAAAACTTATTTAGGTCATCTACTAGATTAAGATAGGTTGCTTCTTTTTCAGCAAACAAGATCAGAGCATGTATAAACATTTCTTTCTTGCCACCAAATCTAACGTAGTAAGGATTTTCTAATTTACGGTCTAGTTTGAGTAATATCTGAGGAGTAACTCTGAGAGGTTCTTCTAGACGCCAAGTGTAGTATTCTAGTCCTACATCATCTGTTAGAGTTAAAAAGCCGTCTACAGTTAAGCGAAGGCTATTCCCGCTATACTTGTTCCACCACCATGTTTTCATAGCAGTTGCATAGTCAACGGGATATTTTTTAGCGAGATCGCATAGAGTCTGTGTTAGACTCTGTCTACTTTTTCGCACCTTCGGGATAGATAGTATCTCCTTTGTTAAGGAGTACTACTGAAAATTCATCTGTTTTGAATTGTTCGTTTAGTTTTTTAGCCAAGTTGATGGCGTGACCAGGATTACTAAACGAAACTTTTTTGTATTTTGGTCCTGGATACTGTACAAGATAGTTACTTGTTTTTAGATTAATTGGGCGACTTTGATAGTATACTGCCCAAATACCTTCTGAAGCAAGTACTTGTTCTGTCTTGTATGTTTCTTTATTTGTTATTTCGACGAGCACCGTCGGTTTAGGTCTTGACATCTTCCTCGTACCTATATTAATTAAGTACAATTATTTATGCCAATAATGTGAGTAGTTAATGAATACTAACTAAGTAAAACCATTGATTTTAAAAGTCTTCGCCTTTGAGCTCAACTTCAATAACTTCGTCAGATGTTGATGATTTTTCAGACAAAGTTTTAAGTTCTAACAGCAATTTTGTTATGTCCTGATGTAGATTATTTGCTTCATGTAAAGACATAATAACATCTTTAGCACCTTGACTCTGCATGTTTTTAAGTCTATCTAAGAAACGTTGTATATAAATCATGCTTTTACCTTTAATAAATCTTTTTGATTCTTGTATGGACCATGATAGTCATAGCGTTGTAGGGTAATTAGTTTAGGACAAAAGTCTTGACGCCATATTTTATTTTGTTTTACTAGATACCACCCAGCGGCAAACCAAGATTTTGAATCTTCTTCTTTGGTAAAGATAGGTGCCTTCTGCTGTAATGACCAAACACCGTTATATGGTTTAGCATCTGTAGGATACTCGTGAACTTGATTCTCTTCACGCTCTTTTGCTGTAATCTGTCGGTCAAATTCAATATTAGCATTGGCTTTAATTCTGTTTAAGTTTTTATAACTAAACACACTATCACCAATCTTTAGTTTATACCCTTGTGATTGTTTGTTAATTTCACCTACACGCTGATCATCGGCTGTTAACACCCAAAACTTATCTTTAACAATAGGTTTAGCATGTATAGTTACTTTGATATGTTTTAAATCTACTTCTTTAGTCTTAACCATAATCTTTTTCTGGATATCCTGCTGACATCCACTCCGCTATTATTGTAGCATTATCGCTTAGTTTTACCAAATCATATTTACCACAGAATTTTAGGAACTTTGTGCCTATCTGTAGGTTTTGTTTTGCCTGTTGCCCTTGTGCTATTGTTTCAGCAATTTTTACTTTAACATCGTCGGGTTGTGCTGTCAAGTCTACTAGAACTCTATTTCGTTCATAGTCATCCAACACACGATGTTCTTCTTCATTATGATCTACCCAACGTTGTAGCATTAGGTTGTTCCATGAGTATCCTTTTGTTTTACGGTCTTCAAATGCTTCTAGTAGGCCTACTTTATTACGTGTACCTTTTTCTCTTACACCAGGGAAAGCACTAAAAATATTATCTGTAGGATCGCCACGCATACATTTCTTAAATAAAATGTATTCTGGATCAGGTATTACTTTAGGCTCTTTAGTTTTCTTATCTATGACACGCTCGCCTTTTTTATCAAAGATACCTTCAATAGTGTGTAGCTCATCTGAAATACCATTGTACTGTTTTACATTTTCTGCTAACAGTTGATAAAAGTCTGTGTCGCTAGATACGATAATGTGTTGGTCGTCTGGATGACTTTGTATCCAACCTGCTATTAAATCATCTGCTTCTAGTTCTGGATGTTGTAAAGTAGTGCAGTTTGTTTTGTCCATGATAAATGTATTCATATCATCAAACGCAGTCCAAAATGCTTCATCTTCTCGTGCTTCACTTTCGGTTAATGCTTGTCTAGCAACTTGTCTATTTTTCTTATAAGGCTCATAATAATCTTTACGCCATGAGCGACCTTCTAAACAAAATATAACATGGTCTGCTTTCTGATCACGGAATGCTTTATTGATACTTGCTAAGGTAACGTGTATAGCAAAGCCTACACGTTCTTCTGTATCTGAAGCTCTGTGTGCAGAATGTCTTGCTCTAAAAAATGTATTTGCTGTGTCTATTAATAGATATTTCATTCTATTATTATACTACTAAACAATTTTGTTGTCAATGATGAAGCGAAGTAATTTCTTTTGCCATGCCTTGTGTGCGTCTGGACCAAAATGATAACTGTTAGGATTAACTTTTAAGTAACCTTGATTGGTTAACCATTTATCATATGTTTCATTATAGTCATAAGGGCTAATATAACTTAGCCCCCAATCTTTGCGATCTCGTATATCACTAAAGTGGCTATTACAATTAAAGAATATGTGTTTAATATTTTTTTGATTTAAGTATTCGTGAAAGTTCCAGATATCTCGATGTGCATCATTGGTGCACTTTTCCCAATTAACATTAGCAATAAACTCTTTATATTTTTGCTGATGACTTTCTGGAACATCATCTATACCACTAGCATTAACTTGATAGTACGTTCCATCAATTAACCATTCTTGTCTTTCCCAGGTTGACCAACCTATTACTATAAACAGTTCTTCACGGAATTGATATTGATCAATATACTCTTTTGTTGTTCTTATAATGCGTTGATTACTACTAGCACTTTCTGATATGTTGGTATAACGTGCTTTTAATGGTCGGCGTAATAAGTACCCCCAACTAACTAGTTCATTGTCTGGGTGTGGTGCTCTGCCTTGATAAAAATAACGTGGGTCATCTTCAGCAAACGCATAACTGTTTACTGCTTCTGCACCAGCGGCATGACTATCACCATTAATTAATAGTTGCATTAGTACTTTTGTTTTTCAGGAATAACACCTCTTACACCACCTCTAGGATCTGCACAATCGCCGTCTGTGCGTGGTATAAGATGAATATGAGGATACATAACAGTCTGCCCTGCTGAAACGCCTACGTTTTGTCCTATGTTAAATCCTGTGCAATAACCTTTTTTAAAGAGATCTAATCCCCAATCATAGGCTTCTTCATAGCAGGCTTTGCGATGAAACTCATCATCTACTTTTGGTACAAACAATAAGTGTCCTTTGGTCACTGGATACTTGTCCTCAAACACTAAGAATAGTTCATGATCCATGATAGGATCTTTCCAGGGTGTGTCTTCTAGTTTCATATCTTTTTATTAATCCATCTAATAATTGCATACACGACGAGGCCAAGTATAATATACATGATCCCATCAAACCAGGAAATGTCGTTTAATAAATCTGCTGTGATAAATGATAAGTCCATTATGCTGTATGTTCCTGTTGTTTTAGTTTTGTTATTTTATCTTTAATTGCTAGTTTTTCCTGTTTCATTTTGTGTAAACTTGCATCATCTAAATAATCAGTGTATCCTTGTTTGATTTTTTTGTCTAATTCTCTGTGACGTAATTCTAATTCTTCTATGTAAGTTAACTCACCGTTACTCATTTAAGCCTCCTCTGCTTCAAGTTTATCTAGATTGGACTCATCAAGTCCGCTATCATCTTGATGATGATTATCTGCTTCGTCTGCCTCCTCTTCAAACAAGTTAGTAAACATAGCACTGGCATTTACAGTTTTTTTGCCAATAGCACCTCTAGTTCCAATAATCTGTATCCAAAACTTATTAA